TTGGGATAATGATGATCCTTTAGGTAGGGCAGAGAAGAGAGATAACGATTGGAACATAATTACACTACCTGCTTTAAAGGAAAACGATGAAGATGGTAGAACTTATGATAAACGTAAGGTAGGCGAGGCTTTATGGGAAGATAGGCAGTCAGCAGAGAGGTTAGAAAAGATTAAAGAGGCAAGTCCTATTATCTTTAACTCTCTATACCAACAAGACCCAAGACCGGCAACTGAAAGTTTGGTTTACCCAGATTGGCAGATGTGCGATGACTTCCCCAATGTGGATGAAGTATTTTATGGTCTTGACTTTGGATTTACTAATGACCCTACTGCCTGTGTTAGAATGGCAAAAGTAGGAAACTCAATTTACTTGGATGAATTATTTTATTCAACTAAAATGACTAATAAAGATATTGCAAATAGCCTAAGTAAGAATGATGTGGGTACTTACGAGGAAATATATGCAGATAGTGCAGAACCCAAGTCTATTGCAGACTTAAGGGCTAAATTTAATGTTAAACCGCAGAAAAAGGGCAAAGGCTCTGTTCTTGCTGGTATTAATAAATTAAGGGAATATAAAGTGTTCTTTACTAGAAGAAGTAAAAACTTGGCAACAGAGGTAAAAAACTATCAATGGATAATGCAGAACGGAGAAAGTACCAATACTCCAATCGACAACTTTAACCATTGTTTAGATGCGGTTCGGTGTGCTTTTTTTACGAAATATGGTAAGGAACGTAAATGGTACGTAGTATAAATGGGATTATTCGATTTTTTAAGGGCTAAACAGCCACAGCAACCCTTAGTGGTGCAAAAAAGTATTGACCCGAAAATAGCACAGATGCTATTCAGTCATATCGGCAAACAACCTCTATTTTCTGAGGATTCGATGCAGGAGTATGTTGATAAGGGCTATCAGTACAATGCGGATGTATATTCGATAGTAAGTTTTATTACAAGAAAGGCTGCAACTGCCCCTCCTATTCTATATGAGGTAAAGGATGATAAAGCCTTCCAAAAATACAAATCTTTTAGTGCAAACTTAACCAAGCCAAGTGATATAGCAGAAGCTAATCATTTAAGAGCTAAGGCACTTGTTGAGGTGGATATGACCCATCCTATTATCCAAACTTTACTAAACCCTAATGACTATCAGTCATATTATGAGTTTATGGATAACTTGCTTGGGTTTAAATTAATCACAGGTAACTCTTATGTATATGGTGTTGGCCCTTCTACTGGCTTTAATGCTGGTAAGTTCAAGCAACTATACGTTCTACCTGCTCACTTAATCAGAATCCTTAGTGATGGTCGTTATGATCCTGTTAGTGGTTATACTCTAACTACTCAATACGATAGTCAAGACCTAAGAGCTGATAACGTGATGCACACCAAATATTGGTCGCCTGATTATTCTGCTCAAGGTTCTCATCTTTATGGACAATCTCCTTTGCGTGCCGCTTTGCGTGTTATGCAACAATCTAATGATGCACAGACTGCAAGTGTTAAGTTATTCCAAAATACAGGTGCGGTTGGTATCTTGTCAGATGATAGCGATGATGGATTAGCACCGGAACAAGCATTAGAGTTACAAAGAAAATATAAAGCAGAACATTCAGGAGCTGCTAACTCTGGAAACATTATTATTTCGTCTTCTAAGTTGAAATGGACTCAATTAGGACTTTCTCCAGTTGACTTGGCTATTATCGATTCGCAGAAGATGAATTTACGTCAGTTGTGTAATATTTACCACGTAAACTCTGCGTTGTTAAATGACCCTGACAATAAGACCTACAATAACATGTATGAGGCTCGTAAAGCCTTGATTAGCGACGCTATTCTCCCTGAATTGATAGCATTACGTGCTGACTTGAATAAGTGGCTTGTAGCGCCTTATAATAAGTCTGAAGGGGTGAATTATTTTTTAGATTTTGATTTAAGCGTATTCCCTGAGCTGCAAGAAGACAAGAAAGAACAGATACAGTATCTTGAGCGTGCTTGGTGGCTTACGCCTAATCAAAAACTTGAAGAGATGGGCTATGGTCGCAATGAAGACCCGAATATGGACAAAGTTTATGTTTCTATTCAGGTTAAGCCTATTGACTCTATGAACATCGACCCTATCGAACAAGCAGTTGGTATTGCCAATGCTCAGCTTGGTTCAGTTAAGATGGAGGAAAAGCCGTTGGCTCAGTTTGAGTCTATGGCAAGAGAGTTCAATAAAAACAATCCGGGCAAGAGAGTAACCGTTGGTAAACTAGAAGAAGTGTTTGCAACAGGAGTTAGAGTGTTTGGTGAGCAGAATTTAAGAGGCAATGAGAATGCTTTTGCTATGAGCTTTGTAACAAGATTCCTAGAAGCATACGCAAAGAAGCCTAATCAAAAAGCAGAGAGTTATAACGATTACCCACAAGCAGCAACTGATAATGCTAAACGTGCTTTAGCCTATGCAGAAAAGAATGGTTGGGGTGAATGTGGAACTCCTGTTGGAAAGCAAAGAGCAAACCAATTAGCAAATAGAGAAAACATTTCGAGAGATACTATTGCTAGAATGGCTAGTTTTAAAAGACACCAACAAAATAAAGACGTTCCATACGAAGAAGGATGTGGTGGATTGATGTGGGATGCTTGGGGTGGAACTGAAGGAGTTGAATGGGCTATTAACAAATTGAAACAAATAGACAAATAGATATGTTATTATACAAAAATTTAAGTCAAGGTATTAGTGATGTAGATGTTAAGAAAGGCATCGTTACTGGCTATTTTTCGTCATTCGACAATATGGACAGCGATGGTGATGTTATCCGTAAAGGAGCATTTACTAAAACTATTAATGAAAATTTCCAACGTGTTCGCCACTTGTTAGACCACGATTCTACTAAATCAGTAGGTAAAATCTTATCGCTTAAAGAAGACAGCAAAGGCTTGTACTACGAAAGTAAAGCTGGTCGTCATACTTTAGGTCGTGATTTCCTTCTTATGGTAGAAGATGGTTTGATTAGTGAGCATTCTATTGGATTTGTAACTATTAAACAAAAAAAGATGGGCCACTATAACGAAATCTCTGAGGTTAAGTTATATGAAGGTTCTTCATTACAAGGATGGGGTGCTAACGAAATGACCCCGATTACAGGTATGAAATCTTACGAAAACATTAGCTTTATGATGGATAACATTATGAGAGCTATCAAAGGTGGTAAATATACCGATGAAACCTTTGCTAAACTAGAACTACAATTCTTGCAACTTCAAAAAGAGTTAAACGCTCTCAAAGAACTATCAGTTGAAACCCCTGAGCCATCTGAAGATAAAAGCTGTGTTACAGTTACTATCAACATTGAAGATACTGAGGAGCATGAATACCCGATGGAAGATGAGCCTATGGCTGAAGAAGAAGTAGCTCCTGTTGAAGGAGAATCAACTGAAGAAGGTGAACAAGTAGAAGAAGAAGCAGCATCTGCTGAAGAATCTAATATGGAAGTATCTGCTTATGGAGAAGACCTTGAAGAGGATGAATATGAGTTAATATTAAATGGACTAATAGAAAGTTATCAAAATGGAAAAAGTTGAACAATTAAAATCGTTAATTAACGAAAACCTTAAAACTGAGGTGGCAGAGCAATTAACTGAAAAATCTAGTGCGATTGAAAATCGTTTAGATGAAATCGAAATTAAATTACAAAAATCTACCGAAAACAAAATGGAAGAAAAATCATTCTCTACATCTTTTGGCGAATTAATCGCTAAAAACTTTGAATCTATCAAAGAAGTATCTTTGGGTAACAAAGTAAAATTAAACTTGAAAGCAGTTGGTACTATGACTGTTTCTAACAACTTGACTGGTGATGCTGTACGCACTTATCAGCCGGGTGTTGCTATGGTTCCTAACCGCAAAATTAACTTCAGAGATTTAATCCCTGCTGTTGCTTCTGCAACTGGTATCTACACTTTATATCGTGAAACTGGTGTTGAAGGTTCTATCTCAGTACAATCAACTCCGGGTGATGCTAAGACTCAAATCGATTACGATTTAACTGCTGTTACTTACACTGCTCGTTACATCGCTGGTTTCGCTCGTATCGACAAATCAATGTTACAAGATTTACCTTTCTTACAATCAGCTCTTCCGCAAATGTTATTGCGTGATTTCTACAAAGCTGAAGATTTGAAATTCTACACTGATTTATCAGGTGCTGCAACTGGTTCTACTACCACTTCTGCAACTGTAGATGCTGAGCAAATCATTGATTATGTTGCTAACTTGGAGTCTGCTGACTTTACCCCGAATGGTATCGTAGTTAACCCTAAGCAATGGGCTAGATTAGTAACCACTAAGCCTGCTGATTATTCAGTACCGGGTGGTTTCACTATCACTGCTGATGGTAACATCGCTATCGCTGGTATCCCAGTTTACAAATCTTCTTTCATCGCTGATGATAAAGTATTAGTAGGTGATTGGAACTATGCTAAGCGTGTTGTTGTTGACGACTTAAAAGTTGAATTCTTCGAGCAAGATTCTGATAACGTTCAGAAAAACTTGGTTACTTGCCGTATTGAGGCTCGTGAAGTATTGGCTATCGATCGTCTTGACGCATTCGTATTTGCTGATTTAGGTAACGTTGCCTAATTACTAAAGTAGTTTGGAAAGTAGTTTATCTACTGGGGGAATCGTCTTCCCCCCTACTTTCAAAAAAATAAAAATTATGAGTGCAAGAATAGAAGTTATAAGAGCTTACAGAGATGTAGAATTAAGTAAGTTTGTACAAGAAGGTGAAATCTTCGAGGTTAGTGATGAGCGAGCTACTTTATTAGCCGAAAAGAAATTCATTAGAATTCTTGAAGTTAAAGAAGACATCGAGCTGAAAGAAGAGAAACCTGTAGTTAAAACAAAAGAATTAAAAACTGCTAAAAAAACTAAATAATGACTTTAGGATTAGATGTACAAATTAAGACTGATTTAGCAACTGAGCCTGTAACAGTATCAGAAGCTAAGTCATATTTAAACGTTGACTACAGCACTTGGGATAGCTTAATTGGTACGCTAATCTCATCTGCAAGGACTAAGCTAGAACGTTACACAGGTTGTACGTTTGCTACTAAAACTTTGGTATCTACATTTCAACAGGTGTCGGATAATATTGATATTCCTTATGGGCCTATTCAATCTATTACCCATGTTAAATCTATTGATGAATCAGGTACTAAAACTACGCTAACAGCAGGTACTGATTATCTTGTTACAGGCAATTTATTTAAGACTATTACATTCTTCGGTATTGCTACTCCTATTGAAATTGAGTACGTTGCAGGATATACTTCCTTACCAGCTGACTTAAAAGTTTCTATATTGAAACAAGTAGGTATGGACTTTGAGTTTAGAGAAAATGTATTAGATAGTTCGCAAGTAACTGAATTATCAAACGGAGCAAAACAATTCGCAAAAAGTTATAGAAGAATATCATTATTTTAATGAACGCACATTATAATTCATCTGATTTTAAAGAAACTATTATTGTAAAGTCATTTAGCTCTACTACAGATACTGCTGGTGGTACTAAACCTACTTATAGTAATTACTTAACTACTTTAGCTGCTGTATATCCTTATGATGGAGAATTATTCATAGAAGGAGGGGAGAGGGTTATCAATAATAAGTATGTGTTTGTTCTTAGATATAGAGCAGAAACTGCCGCTATTGACAAGTCTTACAAAATTACTTACAGAAATAATGATTACATTATACACTCGGTGATTGACGCAAATGAGGATAGATACTATACAAAAATTATAGCTTGGCGTAGAAAATAATGGCAGTAGTTAGAAATACTAAAAAAACATTTAATTCAGCCGGTAACGATATAAAATCT